TAAACAAAGAAAATGGGCACAAGTATGTTGGTCAAACCACTCAACCAATCAATAAGAGATGGCAACAACACATACAAGAAGCAAACAGAATGTCCTCCAAACCATTACATAGAGCATTTCGTAAGTATGGTGTAGATAAATTTATGATGAAAATTATTGATGAATGTGATGCATCTTTATTAAATGAAAAGGAACAATACTGGATAGAGCAGTACAATACCTTTGAAAGTGCAGAAGGATATAATGCTACAAGTGGAGGAAATAGACCTATCTTTAATCAGGAAACAAAAGATAAAATATCAAACACAATGTCTAATGTTGAGAGAACAGATGAATGGACTGATAATATAAAACAATCTCTTACTGAAAAAGCAAAAATAGAACCTTGGGGGTGTTTAACAGAAGAAAACAGAGGAAACGGTAAACACTCTGGTTTAAGAATAATGGGAATCAATATAGAAACAGGTGAGCAACGTGAATGGGAAAGTGTTCGTGAAGCAGCATATGAATTGACTGGTGATAGAAACAAAAACTCCAATATCCTCCTATCAGCTAGGAAAGGATATAGGGCATATGGATATAGATGGAAATTACTTGAGGATAAAACTAAAAAGAAATCAGTTAAAGGAGTTCATAAAAGAACCTGGGAAGAAGTTCATTTTGAAAGTATTAGTGAAGCGACTCGTATTATAGGTAATGGTACAAGAGGAACTGGTATTATTAAAAGTCTTCGCAATCCACACAAATACACTTGGAAAGGTTATTATTGGTACTACAATTAAAGAACAGGTATAATTTCACTCTCTTTACATCCTTGCTGCCTAATATACTTCTCCCAATGAGTCGCATCTTCAATATTATAGAAAGTTGCGATTTGTTTTGATTGACTCTTTTTCTTGTTCTTGATGTAAACGACTTGGTACTTCATAAGGTGATTCAATAAAAACTTCAATTACTGTTTGATCATTCCAATGTCTTATAACACCAGCAACAATGAAACCATTGGTAATCAAATAAGTTGCAAAAATAAAAGCACGGATGCCTGCAACAATATCAGACTCCTTATCACACTTGGATGCTTTCTCTCCTAATGCTTTTGCAAAGTATCTCCATATGCTTTTATTTTTCATAAGACTGTCGATTACCGTGAATAAGTTCTACTTCTTTCCATTGTTCTGGATATACCAATACACATACATCCTTTGCTCTCTCACTGAAACTTGCCATACAAACAGTAATGTAACTATTGGAAATAAACCTTACTGTTCCAGGCATTCCCCTATACCGAACTTCTAAACCTTCAGCGAATGATTCATACTTCATACAAATTAGGAATCATAAGTGACTTCTATGCTAATGGGGAATTCAGGAATCATAAACAGCGCGAAGACGATTGGGATTGTAACCTCTTTCTAGATAATCTTGAAGAAGTTGATCACACTGTTCTTTTGTGAGTTGAACTGCAGACTCATCAATCAGTTCCCAACCATTAGTAAACAATTCTTCAATACGATAAAGACCATTAGTAAACAATTCTTCAATACGATAAAGACCATTAGTAAACAATTCTTCAATACGATAAAGTTGTGTCACGTTGTAAATGCCTCCAGAATACCAGACTCATAATCATCTTGCAATGCAAACTTTTGTGCATTCACAACCCTTTCCATAATACGATCAGTGTAGCGATCATCAAAAGATTGCTCATTTGATAGAAGAGTAAATGCTTCCGTATCAGATTCTGCAATCAGGTTAATCAGACCACCATACTCAGAAGAAGGAAACGGCACCCAGTAGTCAACAATATAAAGTGATTTCATTTTTTGTGTTTTAGGACTCCTTGATTTTAGTACAATGATTAGTGTTTGTCAAGCAATGGATTTGCCTTTCAATTTCATACTTAATAGGCAATAGATGAGAAGCAAAGAAACCAGCATATTCTCCGTCTTGTAGTAGATTGTAAATGTTCTCAGTTTGCTGTAGAGCAAGAATGAGTTTGATCTGTTTATTCATCAAATAAACTCTTGAATGTAATAATCGACAGTAATCTCAAGTTCGGCAGCTTTGCGTTCATAGAACATCTGAGCATAATCCTCTGCTGCCTGATAGTGCAACTCTTCTACCTGAGCGTGATTCATAAAATCTTCAAAAGCGTTCATAAGTTCTTCATTCATTTGCGACAGTTCTCCACAAGACAACGATTGTAAGATTCAAACATAGCATTATCTCTCTGAATTAGAAAGACATTGTATCCAACCAATGCAACAGCGGTCAGAACAAAATAACGGAATTTCATCAGCAGGCACCTGCCATAGGATTTACATTCACCGATTCAGTATTAAAGTCAGTCACTTCATAACCCATACCAATACGCTCCTCACACTCACGTTCAAAGTCACGTTTGGTGATACACTTGGTGCTCATCGTATCCACACCCTGAAACTTAAGAACTTTGTAGATGAATTGAGTGCTGTTGGAGATTGGATAATAATCAACAACCATCGTACCAGTGTTAGAAGTGAGTTGCATTGGGTGTCTCCCTCGATTACCTTTGTATTATAGGTCAGAAGGACGGCACCACGTCGTACCGTAGTCCAGTTTCCGAACTGTCCATCCGCTCCCAGTAGGAATACAGTTTATTATACAGTGCTGAAACACTTCCATACTCTCTGGCAATAAGGTTTTGTTCGGCAAGTTCAAGATTTTGAAGTGCAGATAGAATCACACCAATCTCCTGCACATTTAGATTTACAGTCATTTCAGTCATTTTTTAATCCCAACTTACATTTTGCAACAGAATACCTGGCATCACATAGGTCCATGTACCAAGACCATCAACACCACCAACTTTATAGTCCCACTTATATTCATATTTGTTATGACTATCCCAGGTCATATATCCTTTCTCCTTATCAAATCGTCCCTTAATCGTCAACTTAAAACGATTGGAATAAATGTTACGAGTGCGAAGTGCTCCACTACTTTCACGGGTTTCAATCACAGTGCATTCATCCATTTGAAACTCTTGTTTTGTTTCCAGGGCACAGGGAGTTTCATATCGAAATGGGCGATACTCTTTCTTCTGCACAACAGTCTGAGTCTGTGCAAATACTGGAGAAGAGAACAGCAGGAAAAGAATAGGAAGAAACTTTTTCATTTGAGATGTTTGATCAATTCAGTAAAGTTTGCCTTACCGTGCCATAATAGTCCAACTACTATGGCAAGGTCAAGTAGGAACAATATACCAAGAGTGATTGTGAGACAAAGACGGTCTTTATTCACCCAATGACTCTCCAACATACAGTAGCGTTGCCCTTACTCGTAGAAGAAATATGAGCAAAGGCAGCATAAGAGAGATCCAGATCAGCGTGACTATATGGACCACGATCATTCACACGTACAATTACTTGTTTTCCGTTGTTTTGATTCGTTACCCTAATTTTACTACCCATAGGTAGATAAGGGTGAGCTGCAGTCCAACGATAAGCATCAAACCGCTCACCGTTAGCAGTTGTTTGCCCATGAAATCCATCTCCAATTCCGTAGTATGTAGCAATACCGCAGGCAAGCCCAGTAATCAGTGTTTCAACCATCATTTCAATTCAATACGATCAAATACTAGCATACCAATCTCAAAAAGCAACTCATCGTCCATGTCACCCATGGCAGAACGAATACCCTCAATCACAGCACCGTGCATGTACTCTGCATATTCAGGATCTTCATAGATGTAGTTGATCACTGCAGGTTTGAGTGCATCGGCAATCTTGGAAACAGATGTAGTAGAGAGTTTCATGGTTTTACAGTTTGAATGAGAATTCGTTCTTTGGTAGTGCCCCGTGCTTTGGCAAGTTGTTCAATTGCTTCTTGACGGTGTTTTGGAAGTTGATCCCATTCTACATGCTTTTCAATATAAGGTAAGGGAAGAAGTTTATCAATCTTATGGCATACTTTATCCAAAGAGTTAGAGATAAATTCTGCAGTTGCTTGTGCAATTGCAAACGGACCAAGCACAATCAACCGAATTGCAACAAAATGTGGAATGTATTTAATGTAAGGATAGGTTTTAGTCATGGAGAATGTTCAGCATTTTTTGATGAAACTGATCTGCTTCCACTTCACATTGATGAGATTCAGTTGGATCATCAATGCAGTATTGTTTCATATTCAGAGTGTGCATTACA